ACGACGTTTGGGAAGATCACATGCGGCACGTATCCAATCACCGGAGGCTGTAATGTACCAGGGCTCATTCACCGCGCAGGCTGCGTGCCGAAATCTGGCGGTCACGACGACGGCTAGCGCGTCTATCACCTTGCCGGGTACTGGCAGCGTTATCCGCATCGTCAACGAAGGCCCGAACCACGCGTATCTGTCGATCGGCTCGGGCGCTCAGGTGGCGACTGTGCCCACGACTACGGCTACGTTCACCTGCACGCCGATTCTTGCTGGCACTGACTCCACGTTCACGCTGCCTGACGGCAACGGATCACGGCTGCAACTGAGCGCGATCTGTGGCACTGGCACGGCCACGCTCGATATTCAAGTCGGCGAGGGCATGTAGCCATGTTACGCGGCGCGGCTGGCGGTGGTGGTTCCGGTACTCCCGGTTCTCAGATTCGCAACGGCAGCGGCGTGCCGTCTAATGCTGTCGGCATCGACAACGATTACTGGATTGATACCGACACTGGCTTTCTGTATCAGCGCTCGGCCGGCGCGTACACAGTCGTAACGACGCTGAAGGGCTCGCCTGGAGACGATGGCTCAAGCATTCAGAACGTCATCATCGGCAATGGTGCGCCGGACAGCACTATCGGGCAGGCTGGCAACGCGTATATCGATGCTGCCAGCAACCTGATCTACGCTCCCAAGGCAACGGCCAGCGTCTCGCCGCAAGCGTTTTGGGGCGTGAACTGCCACATCGGCTATCCGACCAGCTATTGGCCGAACATGACGCCCGCGTCATACCTCGCGCTGTTCAATGCCAATGGCATTCAGGCGATGCGGACCAATTGCTCGTCGGCGTCCAAGGCAACGACATATCTGAGCCAGTACAAGGCGCTAGTAGCCGGTGGCTGCGATGTGATGATCTGTATCGATGCAGGCCCGAACTATGGCGGCACGTTCGCATCGAACCAGACGACCGGGACCACGCTCGGCGCGGCTATTGCCAATGTCCTGAAGGGTTCCGGGATTGTCCGCATCGAGTGTACGAATGAATGCGATGGCCCGTTCCCGGCCGGCGCAGGAACGAAGATAACTGGCACGAACCCGCGCGGCTTTGTGGCTGATGGCGCTTCATATGATGACTTCGACCCTGCGCGCTTCGAGTGCTGGCGGGGAATGCTTTCCGGCATGCTGGCGGGTATCCGCAGCGTAACGAACGAGTTCAAGCTGGGTTATGCGTCAGGCAATGCATTCCCGCAGACAGCGTTTCGGATGATGCGCGAAGGGCGCGACACGACCGGCGCTATCACGAAGACTCCGCTGCAACTGGACACGGCAAACCCGCACTTTTACGACACAGAGAGCGGCAACTTACTGTCGTTCACAGCCAAGTCGCGTATCGGCACGAATCAGGCTGTCAACTCCCTGGCCGAGCTGCGCGGCCTGACTGGCAATGCTACCTATGACGTTCCGCAAACGCCTCCGTTTGAGGTGTACATCACGGAATGGGGTTCGCGCGCCTCGGATGTAAATCAGGGCAATTTCATCAATAGCCAGTCGATGGTCCTGTACAACAACCGCGTGGCGCTTGGCATCAATGCCATCTACGTCTACGGGTTGTTTGCTGACTCGGACGACTCGGGCACAGGCCCAGTGTTCGGCGTGGCGGCCAATAACTTCGGCATGATCCAGGCTGACGGCACGACCAAAAAGCCGTCATGGAACTACTACACGGCTAATGCGAAAGCTAATACCGCGGTCGTGGCTGGTGGCTGGCCGACCGTTCCTCGGTTCTTGGCGCCTCCGCCGATTGGCCGCGGCGATCAGGTATTGAACACGCTTACCACGACGAATAACACGCTTCGGACGCTGACCGTTCCGGGTCGAAGCATGGGGCCTAATACGGAACTGCGCATTACGGCTGCATTCTCAATGCCGAATAACGCCAATACGAAGACGTTCCGCATCACTTTCGGCGGAACAGCTTATTTCACGGCAAGTTTCACGACGGCATCGACCGTGTTCCTCGAATTGAGCATCCAGAACCGTAATTCTCTTGCTTCCCAAGTTGGGCAGGTGCTTTCGAGCATTGGGCCGGCATTCAACGCAGGAACGATCGTCACCTCAGCGGTTGACACGACAGTTGACCAAACAATCACGTTCGCCGCACAGGCTGGCGTGGGAACCGACCAGTTGGCGCTTGAGCGCTGCATGGTTCAGTACGTCGGCTAAGGAGACGCAATGCTACGTGTTGGAATTCCGGTCCCGCTTCCTGTCTACAGCAGCGGGGTACAGGTTCTCGGGCCTTTGAATACATCGGACAACACGTTTCAGTCGTTCACGATCCCCGGCAAGACGATGGGGCCGAATACGACGCTTCGTGCAACGGCGCTGTTCACCTGTCCGACGAACGCCAATACGAAGACGTTCCGCGTCAGATGGGGCGGCAACGTCATCTATCAGGCCAGCTTTACCACAACCACCATCACGGTATTTATTGAAGTCCTTCTTCAGAACCGTGGCGTTTTGAATGCTCAGGTGGGGCAGCCGGTCGCAATCCTAGGCCCGGCTTTCACGGCTGGCCCGATTCAAACATGGGCGATCGACACGACCGTCGACCAGGTCGTTTCCTTCTCGGGTCAGGCTGGCGTTGGAACGGACCAGTTGACGCTTGAGCGTTGTTCAGTCGAGTTGTTCGGCTAATCGTGTTCTCTTATCTCAAAAGGTTAATCATGGCTCTGTTCAAAGCAATCGCTTCGCTCGTCTTCATGGAGACGCCTGTTCCTGCTGGTTCGACTGTCACTGGTGGTTCGACCGTTCGTGTCGACCTCGCACTGGCGGGCGCCGCGGTATCGAGCTCAGTCGTTCCCGCGCAATCGGCTACGGCTGAGTTCGACAACCTGGCTGCTGGCGATTATGTCGTCACGCTCAGCAATCTGGACGACGCCGGCAATGTGATCGGCACGCCGGTTCTCGTGGCTTTCACCGTGGTCGACACGGTCGTCCCGACGTTCTTCGCAGTGACCGGCGCAACTGTTGCCGTGACCGCTCAGTAATAGGCAGATATGGCCCAGCTTACTCGTTCGCCCGAGGTAGAACGCTACCTGGGCTATATCACGGCCTATGACAAGGCGTTCAACAAGTGGACGGATCGCACGACCAAAATCGTCAAGCGCTACCGTGATGACGCGAAGGAATACACATATGGCAACGAGTCCGCTCGCTTCAACATCCTATGGGCCAATGTGCAAACACTGGTTCCAGCCACCTTCAGTCGTCTACCGCAGCCCGACGTATCGCGACGCTTCCGGGACAGCGATCCTGTCGGCCGTGTGGCAAGTCTGCTTCTCGAGCGCGCGCTAGAGTTTGAAGTCCGCCATTACCCGGATTACCGGGAGGCGATGAAGAACAGCGTTATGGATCGCTTTCTTGGCGGGCGTGGCGTGGCATGGGTGCGCTATGCGCCGGTGACCAGCGTTCAAGAGCCGATGTCGGAAGACAGCGACGAAACGGCCGTCATCGAAGGCGCAGGCGTCGACCAGATCACCGACGATCAGCCGCTCGAGCAGATCGACGACGAGACATCGCCGGTTGATTACGTGCATTGGCGCGACTTCGGGCATTCGGTAGCGCGAACGTGGGAAGAAGTGACGTGCGTATGGCGCAAGGTGTATCTGCCCTATGCCACGCTGTGCGAGCGCTTTGGCGAAGAGACGGCCATGCGCGTTCCTCTGGACGCCACGAACCCGGCTGAAGGGTATGGCGAGTCCAAGATCCCATCCAACGATGTCGGCCTCGGTAAGCAGGCATGCATCTATGAGATTTGGGACAAGACCACGCAGAAGGCTGTGTGGCTGTCGAAATCGGTAGGCGAACTGCTGGACGAAAAGCCGGACCCGCTTGGGCTGGAAGGCTTCTGGCCGTGCGCTAAGCCGCTCTATGGCACGATCACGAGCGATACGCTGGTTCCGGTTCCTGACTTCATCCAGTATCAGGATCAGGCCAACGAGCTCGACACGATCAGCGACCGCATCGACGGGCTGATTAAGGCGCTGAAGGTGCGCGGCGTCTACAACGCTGAATTCAAGGAATTACAGCGGCTATTCACCGAGACGGGGAATAACGACCTCGTTCCGGTGAAGAGCTTCGCGGCGTTCGCTGAAAAGGGCGGACTGAAAGGCGCAATGGATCTCGTCGACCTAAGCCCGATCGCCCAAGCGCTGCAGATCGCATTCGAAGCGCGCGAGAACGTCGTTCAGCAGATTTACGCGCTGACGGGTATTGCCGACATCATGCGCGGCGAGACGGACGCAGCAGAGACGGCGACCGCGCAGGGCATCAAGGCTCGCTTTGGCGCCGTTCGTCTGCGGACCACGCAAGAGGATGTGGCGATCTACGCGACGGACTTGCTTCGCCTGAAAGCGCAGGTTATCTGCGGCAAGTTCAGCGACGAGACGATCGTCCGTATGTCGTCGGCTGGGCAATTGCTGCCAGAAGACCAGCAACTTGTCCCGCAAGCGCTTCAGATGCTGCGCAATCAGGTGCTGCGCTCGTTCCGGATAGAAGTGAACGCGGATTCACTCGTGCAGATCGACGAGGAAGCGCAGAAGCAGGATCGTATCGAGTTCGTAGAGATGGTCAGCAAGTTCCTGCAACAAGCCGTGCCGGCCGCTCAGTCTCAACCCGAGCTCGCCCCGGTGCTGGTCGAAATCCTGAAGTTTGGCGTATCTGCGTTCAAGGCAGGAAAGACGCTTGAAGGCATGATCGACAACGCCGCGGAGACGCTGACGAAGCAGGTTCAGCAGCAAGCGAACCAGCCGAAGCCGCCTCCGATCGAAATCCAGAAGGTGCAGGCCGAGTCGCAAGCGCGCATCCAAGAGAAGCAGGCCGGCATGCAGATGGATATGCAGATGGAGCAGCAACGCAACCAACTGGAATCGGCCAAGTTGCAGCAGGAAGGCCAGATCGAGATGCTGAAGGCTCACTTGGAGCAGCAGACGGCCGAAGCCGAGCAACGCTATCAGGCCCAGCAAGCGGCGCAAGAGACGGCGATGGAGATCCAGCGCGACGAAATGGAGCGTCAGGCCCAGGAGCGCACCGAGCAAATGAAGGCGATGTTTGAAGCCGACAAAGCCGAGCGCGATCGACAGTTCCAGATGCTGATTGCCGCGATGAACAATCAGGTAAAGCTCGAAGTAGCCGAAATCGGCGCACAAACCACCCTCGAAGCGTCGCAGATCAGCGCGGCCAAGTCTGCCTCATCCGAATAACCATGCCGATCTACCACGTAGCCTGTGCTCACTGCGGCGATGAGCAGGACGTTTATCGCTCTGTTGCCCAATACAACGACCTGCCGGAATGCTGCGGCTCGATGATGAATCGTCAAGTGACGGCTCCGTATGTCATGACCGACATGCAGCCGTACAAGTCGATGATTACCGGCGAAATGATCACCTCTCGATCGCAGCACCGCGACCATCTGAAGGCGCACAACTGCATCGAGATCGGCAATGAAACGAAGTACCTGAAGCCAAAAGAAAAGATCGACCTTGCGCCCGAGTCGAAGAAGGCGCGCAAGCAAAAGATCATTGAGCAAGTCAACGCACTTAAATAATCCACGGAGAAAACGATGCCTCAGTTCAGAAAGAAGCCCGTCGTAATTGAAGCGACGCAATGGTTTTCGGTAGGCGATCACCCGAAAGTCGTTAAGGCGACGATGGAGCAAGCTGCCGGCCTTACGCCGGGGGTTCTTTGGAACCATTGCGGTTACGTGAAAACTCTTGAGGGCGGCCACGTTGTCAATCCTGGCGACTGGATCATTACGGGCGTCAAGGGCGAACACTACCCATGCAAGCCGGACATCTTCGCAGATACTTACGAGGAGGTCTGAGCCATGGGAACCCGCAGAGAAGATTTAGCTGAAGCGCTGGAAGCGATCGACGAGCAAGTGACCGACACGTCGGAAGCGGTGCATGAAGTCGTGGTCGACGCGCCGAGCGTTGAGAACATCAGCGCCGATCCGGTCGAGAACGAAGGCCGCGCGCGTGACGAAGCAGGGCGCTTCGCACCGAAAGCGCCGGCCGCGCCGAATGCTGAGGCTATTACTGATGTCGACCACAAGATGGTCGCTCCGGATCGCCCCGAGCCGCCGAAGTCGTGGAAGGCCGAGCAGCGCGCCCATTGGGACAAGCTGGACCCGACCGTCGCGCAATACATCCACCAGCGCGAAGCAGAGCAGGCCAAGGGCTTCGAAGAATACCGCGCTCGAGTCGAGCCGATCGTTCAACAGATCCAGCCGCATATCGACGAGCTCCGCCAACAGGGCGTGCAGCCGGAAATGGTCGTGCGTGACCTTCTGCATACGCGTCGGCTGCTCGCGACTGGCGACGAGGCGACGAAGATTCAGACGCTGGTGAACGTGGCTCATGCGTGCGGCATTCCGCTCCAGCAAATGTTGCAGCAGAGCGCGGCGTTGCCGCAGCACATGCAGCATCACATTGATCCGAACGTAATGGCAGCACAGCAGCGGGCGCGCGATCTCGAGTATCAGATGGCGCAGCACCAGCAACAGCAAAATGCTAAGGTGCAAGCGGCTGCGATGGCTGAAGTGGAAAGCTTCAAGTCGTCGGCCGATCACCCGCACTTCGAAGAATTGATTCCGCAGATGCAGCAACTGTTACAAACAGGGCTGGCTACGGACCTCGATAGCGCTTATTCGAAAGCGCTCCGCCTTAACGACGAGCTATTCACCAAGAGCCAAGCGACACAACGCGAAGCCGCGGAAAAGCAGCGTCGGATTGACGCGGATAAGGCGGCGAAAGCTGCCAAAGCGAACGCAGTCAGCACGCGAACGGCCACACCCGGCTCAATCGCTGCAACGACAGGCGGGGCACCGAAAGGACGGCGCGCAGCACTGGAAGAATCGTTCGACCAGGCAACCGCAAGCCGTATTTGATCTCACTGATTAGGAGCTAGCATGCCTTTTGCTAACGGAGCAATCAGCGACATCATCGCCACGACCATCCAGTCTCGTAGCGGCGAACTCGCTGACAACGTAACAAACAACAACGCCCTGCTCATGGTTCTTCGCGAGCGTGGGAATGTCCGTCCGTTCGGCGGCGGTAACGTGATTTTGGAAGAAATCATGTACACCGACTCGACGACGACCAACGTCAACTCGTACTCGGGCTATGAAGTGCTGAACATCAGCCCGAACAGCCCGATCAGTGCAGCACAGTTCAGCATCCAGCAGTACGCGGCGGCCGTGACCATCTCGGGTCTGGAAATGCTCCAGAACTCGTCGAAGGAAGCGATCATCGATCTGCTCGATTCGCGCATGGACATCGCCGAAGCTCAGCTCATCAACCGCATCGCTGCGGACATCTACCTCGACGGTACGGGCAACTCGGGCAAGAACATCACCGGTCTGGCTGCGGCTATCCCGGACGCTCCGGGCTCCGGCACGTATGGCGGTATCTCGCGCTCGGCATTTCCGTTCTGGCAGTCGCAGGTGTTCTCGGGCACGACGAACGGCGGCGCTCCGGTGTCGGCGGCGAACATCCAGAACTACATGACGCAGCTGTCGTTGAAAGCGGTTCGCGGTCGCGATCGTATGGACCTGTTCGTCGCGGACAACAACTACTACTCGGCGTACATCGCGTCGATGCAGGCTCAGCAGCGCGTCATGAGCGACGGCAACACGAAGCTGGCTGGCGCAGGCTTCCCGGCCGTGAAGTTCTACGGCGGCGGCATGGCGGCTGATGTGGTGCTGGACGGCGGTATCGGCAGCAATGCCACGGCCAACCACATGTGGGGCCTCAACACGAAGTACATCTCGTTCCGTCCGCACCGCGACCGGAATTTCGTTCCCATCGGTGGCGAGCGTCAGGCAGTCAACCAAGACGCGGTTACAAAGCTCATCGGCTGGGCCGGCAACCTCACGTCGCGCGGCCCGCAGTTCAGCGGCGTGCTCATCGCCTAAGGAGCCAACATGCCCGTCTATTCCGTAACTCCTCAGATCGGTTTCGATCTGGTCAACACGATCCTTGCTACCGATATTGCATCGGGCGCTCGGACTGTGCCTGTCAACCTCGGTGAGCAAGTGTTCGGCAGCGATGGCAAGCGTTACGTTTTCGCCAAAGCCAACGCTTCGATCTCCGCTTCCACGGCCGTCTGCACGGTCGCTCCGACTACCTTCCTCGCGACGGCATCGGGCGGCTCGTATCTGTCGCCGGCTACCGCAATGGTGACTGGCGATTACGGCTGGTTCAGCATCGCATCGGTCTAAAACAGCTTTTCTCCCGTGGGTCTTGGGGCGTCGAAACTGGCGCCCCTTTTTTCACGGGACTTACCCATAACAGGAGAAAAGAATGTACGAAGCACTGGAAAGTGATACGCAGAACCCCCGCGCAGGACTGTATGTCGAGTTCTTCCCCGGCAAGCGTTACAACGAATTCCGCAGCAAAGAAACGGGCAAGCCCGAGTTCGATCTGGTCCCGATGATTAAGAAGTGCAATCCGGGCGATCCGACGAACATCATCGAGCGGCCGGCTCGCGACGACGACAAAGACGAATGGCCGGGACAGTGGGCAGCTTATGAGCGCCGCACGTCCTACCGTCCGGAATCGGGAACGCCGGTCGAAGACTGGCCGCGTCTGGATGTCGCAACCGTGGCGAAGCTGAAGGCGCTCGAGTTCCACACGGTTGAGCAGCTGGCCGAATGCTCGGACCAGCAATGCCAGCGCATCGGCATGGGCTGCTACGAGCTGCGCACGAAAGCGGCGGCCTATATCGCAGCGGCCAAAGACTCATCGCTCGCTCAGAAGCAGGCCGAAGACCTCATGCTCCGCAATCAGGAAATCGAAGACCTGAAGGCGACGGTCCTGCGCCTCGGCTCGCAGTTGGAAGCAATGCAAGCGATGGACCCCGAAAAGCGCGGCCCCGGCCGCCCCCGCAAAGAGGCGTAAGACATGGCAGCGACAATGTTGCAGTTGATCCAGCAGGCTACCGGAGAATTGGGGCTTGCTGTTCCCTCATCGGTAGCGGGGAACACGGCACAGGATACGGTGCAACAACTGGCGCTGCTCAACGCGGTAGGCTATGACCTCCTGCGCGAACCCGCGTTCAACTGGCAGGCGCTGACGACCGAATACCGCTTTACGAGCCTGTGGACGATCCAGACGGGTAACGTAACGAATGGTTCGGCCATCATCACCAATATCCCGTCGACTGCTGCAATTGCGGCCGGTACGTACATGGTGACTGGCAACGGCATCAATCAAGATACGTATGTTCAGTCGGTCGACTCGGCCACGCAAGTGACCATGAGCCAGGCTGCCGCAGCGAGCGGAACCGGTGTATCGCTCACGTTTGCCAAGACGAAGTACGCTTTCCCGGCCGACTATCAGCGCATCATCGACCGCACGCAATGGGACAAGTCGAAGCACTGGGAAATGCTCGGACCCGAGAGCCCGCAGCAATGGCAATGGCTGAAGTCCGGCTACATCGCGACTGGCCCGCGCATTCGGTGGCGGATCCTCGGCAACACGTTCCAGATCTGGCCTGGCGTCAGCACGAGTGAATACCTCGGCTTTGAATACGTTTCGAAATACTGGGTGAGTGATGCTGGCGGCACGTCCAAGGGCAGCTTCACGGCTGATTCCGATACGTGCCAGTTCGATGACCGTCTGATGGTCGCGGGGCTCAAACTCAAGTATTGGGGCATTAAGGGATTCGAGACGCAACTACTGCAAGACGAATTCGACGCGATCCTTTCATCCGTTAAGGGCGAAGAGCAGGGCGCGCCGCTTCTGTCTCTCGCGCCGCGACTGTCGAGTTACCTGCTTGGACCAGAGAACATCCCTGACAGCAATTACGGGTCGACGCAGTGACGAACATAACCGGTATCGCAGCGCAAGCGCAAAAGAAGCGCCGCCAGGCCCAAGGGCAGCGCGCGGCTACGGTCAACCTTCCTGCGCCGATCGGCGGCTGGAACGCGCGTGATTCGCTCGCGCAGATGCCGCCAGAAGATGCGGTCACGCTCACGAATTGGTTTCCGACGACATCCGATGTGATGGCGCGTCAGGGCTATACGAAGTGGGCGACCGGGCTTCCGGGCCAGGTCAACACAGTCATGCCGTATAACTCGTCGACCGGCTCTAACAAGCTGTTCGCGGCCTCTGGTGCTGGTATCTACGACGTGAGCGGCGGCGGTGTTGTGGGCGCGCCGGTCCTGTCCGGCATGACTAGCGACAAATGGGCGTACACGAACTTTGCGACGCTCGCCGGCCCATTCCTCGGCATTGTGAACGGGCAAGACGGATATTACGTCTACAACGGCAGCACATGGCAAGCGATCGTTAGCGGCACCGGCCAGACGATCACGTCGATTACGAACGCCACCACGACTGCCACGCTCACGACCGCGGCGCCGCATGGCCTGACGACTGGCAATACGGTATCGGTCAGCGGAGCAACGCCGGCAGCCTATAACGGAACGTTTGTAATCACGGTAACGGGTGCGAACACCTTTACCTACGTCATGGCGTCGAACCCGGGCGGCAGCGCTACGGTAGTGGGCGCTTATACGCTGTCGACGAACATTTCCGGCGTCAACCCGAACACGTTCTCGTTCATCACCCTCTTTGCAAGCCGTCTCTGGTTCATCCAGAAGAACAGCCTGAAAGCGTGGTATCTGCCGGTCGGTCAGTTTGGCGGCGTCGCTCAGTTCCTCGACCTCAGCCCGATCTGCCGGCGCGGCGGATTCCTCGTGTCGATGGGCGTCCTGACGATGGACGGCGGATACGGCGTACAGGATCAA